TGCAGGTCAAAAGCTAATTTATTAAAGTTAATCAAGAGCTAATAGATCAAGAAAAAATCATTAGAGCCAGAGCCAGCCAAACCAAAGCGTGTAATAAATAGCGGCTCAGTGGATGGAGAAGACAGTGCTAAAAACTAGCAATGCAGCAAGAAAAAGGCTACCAAGAGCTGCTACGTCTTCGATCATCAGCAGCAACTGGATTAGCCAAGATTGATGCGCAAGAACTTGACGAACTAGACAAAGTAAACAAGCTAAAATTCAAGAATACTGAACAATACGAAGAAGCAAAGTTTCTTGTTGCTCAGAAGTATGCGCAAGATCGTGTTGCATTCCTTGAGTCTGAATCCGACAAAGAGGTTGCTATTCAAGAGAAGGTGCAAGCGGCCAATCTTGAAGCGCGAAATAAGACGATCGATGTCACAACAAAGTTCCGTGGTCTTGATCCGGTAACAGCCCTTGAAGATGAATATAAAGCAAAGCTTGCAATTGTAAATCAGTATGAAGCAAAAATGGCGGCGGATGGGGTTAATGCATCAGCAGAGGCAACAGCAACAAAATTACAGATCGAAACAGATTACAACGTTGCAAAACAAGATTTAGCTATTCAAACATGGGGAAAGCAAAGCGAGATCAACCAATTTACGCTGGATGCGTTAGATGCATTCGGCTCTGCTTCTTCATCAGCTATTGAGGGGCTTTTAACTGGCACTATGAGCGCTCAAGATGCTATGCGCAGTCTTGCATCATCCATACTTGATGAGGCTGTTGGCGCACTTGTACAGATGGGCGTTCAATATGTAAAAAATCAGATAATTCAGCAAACGGCAGATCAAGCGGTTACGGCCACCAAGCTTGCCGCGATAGCCACCACGACCACGACGCAAGTTGCCGCAACCGGCACGATGGCAGCAGCATCAACGGCTGCGGCAGGCGCGGTAGCAGCGGCGGCTGCTCCTGCTGCTGGGTTAATGTCTATTGCTACACTTGGTAAGGCTGCGTTGATTGGCGGCGCGGCATTGGTCGGTACAATGGCACTAGCAAAATCATTTGGAGGAGGTCGTAGGTACGGCGGTGCGGTTAATTCAGATAGTATGTATAGAGTAAACGAGTCTGGTGCTCCTGAGATGTTTACTGCAAACAATGGCGCTCAGTACATGATGCCTACGTCAAACGGTAACGTAACACCCGCCAATCAGGTCGGCGGCGGTAGTGGTGGCGTTACAATCAACATCAGTAACTATACTGGTGCAGATGTTCAAGCAACAACCTCTCCAGATGGTAAAATGATTGAAATAGCAGTACGTCAAGCCGTACAGGCAGTTGGAGATGGGCTTAGGTCAAACACTGGCCCCGCATGGGATGGCTTAAAAGCCGGTTCAAACGCACAGAGTAAACTATGACAATTATTGCTTATCCAGTTGGTTTGCCAACGTTCTTGTTTGCTGGTAAATCACGCAATCAGCCCGCGCAGTTTATGGAGTCAAACCCTAGACGCGGGCCTTCATACACTCAAAAAATAGGCTCAGATATGCCTGTTTTTTGGGATGTTACCTTTCGATTTAATGAGGATGATGCGCAGCGTTTTAAGTTGTGGGTGCAGCTATCACAATATCTTGATGATGGCCTAAATGAATTCATTCTACCCATCAAGACAGAATTTGGCCTTGTAGATCACACATGCCGATTTTTATCTACTGGCTTCTTGGATGCAAAGCAAGATAGCCAAACATCATTCACATATAACGCTAGTATCATGGCGCGTAAATTGGTTGTACCACAAGAATATCTAGATAACGGCGATTACATTGTGACATTTCCAGATTGGAAAACGTATGCAAGCCTACTTGATGTAACAGTCAATAAAGAATGGCCGACTGTTGAATATGTGGATATTGTTAAAGATGGTGTGCTGCATGAAAAAGCCGTCTTTACTCGTGCAAGCGGTGGTACTACTGAAATTACACAAGGGGTATTTACACAAGCCGGTGTTAATGAGCCGCGCTATAGATGGTCGTATGGATATAAAGAGCTACTGATTGAAGAGGCCAGAACCAACCTTGTATTCCCTTCTGCTGTTGGTGTTACGCAGACTAGGACGGTAACAGCTACCGCGCATACATTGTCATTCTATGGTACGGGTACAGTCTCATTATCTGGATCAAGTGTAGGATCTTTAGTTGGCACTGGCGAAAATAACATTGTGTCGCTAACATTCACGCCTAGCGCTGGCAGTTTGACATTAACAGTCACAGGGTCGGTTACTGAATGGAATTTAGAAGCTGGGGCGTTTTATACATCTAGGATTGTAACTACATTGGCAGCGGTTACTAGGAGTGAGGATATTGCGAAAATAAAACATTCAGATTTCTTATTAAACGTAGACAATGGATCATTTTATTGTGTTTTTTCTGTAGTAGATACTCCTAGTCCAAAGACTATTTTAGGAGCTGGAGGATCACGAAGCATGTGGTATTTATTTGGAAGTGAAAAAGCAAGATACACTGATGATTTTGGAGCTACCAAAACAATAGAGACATCAAACAGCGCATTTTTAGACAAAAAAATAGTTCATGCATATCATATGATATAAATGGTATTTTGATGGGTCTAAATGGTGGATCAGTAGCTCAAGGAAGTAAGTTATTTCTATTCTATGATGATTCTATTTCAATAGGTTCGATGAATTATAAACCTAAACGAATAGAACTAAATAGCGGCATATCAACCCTACGTTACTACACAAGAAAACTATCCGCTTCTGAAATTCAGGCGCTTACATCATGAACAAGAAAGAGTTCTGGACAACAAAGATAAATAGACCTGAATATTTCACGGTGGCTTTCTATCACCCTGATTTTGGATATTACCGTTTAGTAGACCATCAATTTAACACGGTAAATTTGGGTGGTAACGATTACACCCCTTGCAGCATGAAGATTAACCCGCCCGATATCAGTAAAGATCCGGTTAGCTCTTTTTCTGTTTCTTTCTCTCGCTATGTAGTTGGGCGCGAGCTAAAGCAAGCATTAAACAAGGTTTCTACCGCTGGGAAGTTTGTTCCAATCAAAGCTACTTATACTCATTGGATAGGATCATCTATTGATGATATTGCTTTCAGTATTGATCTTTGGGTTTCTGATAAAGGCGGAATGGTGTTCAGCAAAGAGTCGGTAACTATTAAGGCATCAGACGACAATCCTATGCGGCTTGATATATCCTCGATTTTCACTATCGAGGACTTTACAGGGCTTGAGCTAACATGACGCAAGATGAATTTATTCAAAAATCTATTGGCATTCCTTGGGTTAAACATGCGCACTCATTCGAGTCAATGGATTGTTACGGCCTTGTCATGCTGTATTACAAGCACGTCATGGGTATTGATCTAGGATTGATGCCTATTCGTGACATAAGCGAAGGTGGATTTGAGGAAGAATCACCAAATTGGCATGAATCATCACCAGTACAGGCGGGACTTGCATTCATGAGCTTTAAAGGTGGAGTGCCAAGTCACTGCGGGATTGTGATTGATGAATGGCATGTAATACACTCAGGCGGTAACGATAAATGCTATGGATCTGTTAAAATAGATAAAATTGCTTCATTAGAAAGATTATTCGGGAAAATGAAATTCTATGCTTACAGTATATAAAGATCCTCAAGCGGCGATGATTGGCGATATATACGCTCTTGATCATAGTCTTACCATTCAAGAAAATATTGCGCTGCATATTGAAAGTGGTGCTGATTACACGCTATGGATAAATGGCGATATCATTGAAAATCCTGTTGATTGCGATGATTTAGATAGATTAGCTACTGTGTTTGATGTGGTTAGATTGGCGCGTCGCCAAGAAGTTTTTTTAATTTATGCAGCTATTGCTGTCGTAGCTGCTATTGTTGTTGTTGCGCTAACACCGAAGCCTGATATTCCAAATAATGTTGGACAAGGCAAGGACTCGCCTAATAATAAATTTACAGGCGCTACAAACCAATATCGCCTCTATCAAGCCATGCCTGATATTTATGGCCGTGTTGTTAGTTATCCAGACTTGATTCAACAGTCATTTTATGAATACATCAACAATGTAAAGTTTATTACCGAATGGATGCTTGTCAGTCGTGGTACTGGTGATGTTGCAGTTGTTCGATCTGCGTCTACGCCATTTACTGATATTACTAATGCGACGTACTCTATTTTTAAGCCAACGTGGAGCGCAGGACAGTATCCAGAAGACGGAACAACCACGGTTACAAATATTCGTGAATCATTTTCTACGCCTGATGTAAATGGGCAGAAGTTACCGTCATTAACTACCGCCGAGCCGTTGACTGGCATCGGCAGCTGTACATTTGCTGTCAATAATTTAACGATGGTGTTTGCTAGTGGAGATTATACGAGTTTAAATCAAGTGTTAGGCGTTTCTGGAGGAGTCCGTCTAGTATTTACTTCCCATTACACATCAGGCAGCTCTTCATTATCAGATACATTCAATGCTGATTGCACTTTATCATCAAACACAGTATCTGGCGGCATAACAACAGTTGTTTTTAGCGGAGTTATTCCAGCACATACACCAATTGATACTACTCTATCTATTTCTATGCGTAGAAATAATGGAAATAAATTGTCAACGACCACCTTTACCTTGCCTATCTCGGTGTCGGTGCTGCAATACAATTTTTCAATGCTTAGGGGGTTAAAGTGGAATAACGATGCGGCTGCTACGGTTACATTCAATATTGACTATTGGGCGGTAGACACAAATAATGCAGAAATAGCCGGTAGTCGCGGTCAGTATCAAGGATCATTCTCGGGCAACACATTAGATCAGCAATTTAGGACGATTTATATCAACCCTTCCTTTGGTCTTGCTCGCTATAAAACAAACATGACAAGAACTAATTTTTCAGGATCATCAAACGATTACGACAAGCTACAGATTGAATCTATTAATGGCGTGCGTGATTACGAAAGTAAAGTTTTCCCATCATCTACGATCATTCGCGTAACCACGCAGGCCACTGAATCAGCGACTAGCGGTACAGAGCGTAAATTTAATTGTGAGTTCACGCGATGGGTTCGTGATTTTAATACAATCACATGTAGTCCAAGCCGTAACCTATTCAGATCAATACTGCATCAGCATACTGCCATTGCTAAGCGTGATATTAGCCAGCTTGATACTGCCACAATGCAGCGCATCAATGCATCATTACCAAGCAACACCACGCTGTTAAATTTTGATTTTACATTCGACGATAAGGACGTTTCATACGGTGAGCGTATCGCAACAATGGCAAATGCTGGCCGTTGTTCTGTGTTCCGTGATGGATCTAGATGGTCATTTGTACGTGATGAATTACGAGGCAATTATCCAGTAATGCAGCTTGATTATCGTAATTTATCTGCTAGTGGCGAGTCTAATATCACTATGGATCGGGTCATGCCAAACTCATTTGATGGTATTGAACTTGAATATGTTGATGTTGCATTAAACAAAAAATCATTAATTAAACTACGCATAAACAGCGATGGATCAATAGTTGAAGGATTAGCTGGCAATCCATCAAAGATTAAGCTGGCAGGGTGCAGGGACAAAGTACAGGCCATGAATCGCGCTTATTTAGAGGCTGGGCATTTAATCTATTCGCGTGATGGAGTAAGTGACGAAGCTCTATCCGATGCAAATATGCTGGGGCGTGGCGACCTTGTACGCTGGATTGATCCTAGTGATTTTTATGGCGATGATGGCTTGCAGGCAGGAGAAATTATTTCAATTGTGGGTAACTTAGTGGAAACCAGTGAAGAATGCTTATTTAAAGGGCAGCAAGCGGGCCGCACGGCTTTTACAGGTGTGGATGGTAGTAGCTCTGCATTTGTTAGGTGTGTGCCTCGTAATGACGGCGTAAATGGTTTTATTGTAGATTCCGTTCCTAGCGCTGTATACTTAAAGTCAGGCTCTCAAGGAGCAAGCAGCCGCTATGTATTTGGTGTCGGTCTAACGGATCAAGAAATAGTAGAGGCAGGACTTTATACAGTAATTAATAAAACTCCTAAGCAAGATGGTACAATTGGCCTACAGCTTAGGAAATATGATAAACGCGCATACGCGCACGATTAAGGAAAGACAATGCCTTTAAGTGATCCTATAGGCTCAAGCGCCGCTGACGTTTTAGTGCGTAATGCCAGCGACTTAGACACTATAATCAATTCTGATTATTCTTCAATAATTAACAGAGTTGGAAGCAATTTAATTACAGAAAAAGGCCGTCAAGATATTTTTCAGGCACACTTAGCAGCCAGTAATTTCGAAGTACCCGTGCAGTTTGATGCTGGGCTTACTATGCTTCGGCTATCACAGACAGTCCTATATCTTGGAAAATATTACTCCGCTGCGCGGGTTAATTTTACGACTACATCGACATTTGTTCCTTCTGATTGGGTATTCCATAGTGGCTCCGATGAGTCATATGTAAAAGGTTTGTTTTATGTTGCTAATGTGCCTGATTTACGTGCTTTAGTGCCGTTGTTTAATGGGCAATTAGTTCAAGTATCTAGCTATACAACAGCAGGCGACGGAGGAATTTTTACTGCTAGATGGAATTCTTCAGGAGTTACCTCTGACAATGGAATAACCACATTTAAAGCAGCTTCTTTGTCTGTAGGACTATGGGAGTCTGAAATATTGAATGAAACAGTGAACGCAGAGAGATTGGGAATTTCACCAACAAACACAGCAGCCGCTAATTCTGCAAGGCTTGATCTTGCAATCCCAGTTTGCTTAGCGAACGACGTAAGAACAATTCATTTTTCTAAGCTATGTAATTTTGATTCTTCTGTTGAATCAAGACAAAGATCAGAGATTACATTCTCAGGAGTTCAACCAGTTGGTTTATATAGAAAATTGGTTCAAAACGATGGATTGCCCCCATTTATTCCGCAAAATGATATTTTTCCTCAGGATCATTTATGGAAAGCGCGAAATATTCAAAATCCTACCGTAGTTTTGATGGGTGATTCAATCAGCACAAGCGGGCCAGATGGTTTTACGACAAATTCGGATATGTGGTCGGTGCTATGCTCTGAAATGCTTAGAAAGAATCCAAGCAAAACATTCAAATTTTTGAACAGAGCAATTGGCGGTCAGACTTGGATGCATGCTAACACTAAACCAACTGCCTTTCCCTATACTTGGTATTACAATACGGCACTAGATTGGCTTGATATAGTAAAAAATGATACACCTGATATTATTTTCTTAGCTTTTGGTATGAATGATGCTAACGGATTTAATGCTGGTGCAGTAAATGCAGTTGTAAATAAGATTACTAGCTGGCCTAAAGTTCCAAATATTATTTTTATTACTAATCCTGTGCCTGCACTATCAACATCGTATCTCGACGGCTTTGGATATGTCGCTCCAGTTTTTCAAGAGGGGCGCGACCAAGCAGCTGGATATGTTCGTGGGTACGCTAAAATGCACGGATACGGAGTGATTGACATTAATCGCGCTCATGTTGCTATGCGTGATGGGTATGACAATACAAAAAGCCCTTTGTATGCAGGAAATCTAATTACTGCTAGCAAGTTTGCAGGTATAAATCCAGTTATAGATTGGGGCATTCTGGCAACAATAAATGGCACAAATTGGCCCGTTGGAAAAGTACTATCATGCAAAACAGGGGTTGATGCTGAGGACAATGTTTTTGTTGTCAACGAGGCAGGCTACTTCAAGATACTAGGATTCAGCGACGATGGGGCAACTGTTAGCATTACAACAACAGTTGCATTGCCAACTGGTAACTTTGAGTTTGGGATAGGCGTTGTTGATAATACTGTACTACTTGTAGTTAATAGGATGACAGTTGCAGTACTTAGAATAGTTAGACAAGGTGGCGGGTATTTGCCTATCGTTGGCTGGCAAAACGATGTGTCGACTGGCCCTTTTACATCTTTTTACTTCTCTGAGGGTTATCCTGCAGAGGGAAGATATAAAAAATCACTAACCGACGAAAATGTCTTTGGTAAGCCGGATAACACCGCGACGCGGCGTGGCCCTTATGGTGGGAATGGTATAAATCATTATTCCTCAATGGGTGTAGAGCTATTGGTAAGACCTTCGTTCGAGGTTGCAGATTTAACTATTGAGACAAAATCAAAATTAGTTTTGACTCCAATCTCAATTACAGCGCCAGTAACTACTTCTACGCTTGTGGGCGCTAGAACGGACGGGAATATTGTTTATTTAGCTGGTCTGGTTCAGCCTACTGCCAATGCTCAAACTATTTGCACGCTACCAGTTGAACTGCGACCTTCTATAGATCAGCGCAAAGTTTGTGTGTCACTAGTCGCACCTTACTCGGTATTGGTAAAGATATTTACAACAGGTGTTATTCAATTGGAGGCTGGGTGGACTTCTAATCAACTTGATTTAAGTTCTATTTCATATAACCTTTAAAAAAAACCCCTCTTTACGAGGGGGTTTTTCATTCCATACCTAGTTGATTATTCATTTCTTCTGCATGATCTTCAATCTGTTTGATTAGTGCGTCTTGAAATTCTTTGCAGTCGATTAGGTGGGCTATGTCAATAAAACTATCATGTACAGTAATTGAATAAACATCGTACTCTGCACAATCCGCTCCACTCTTCGGCGTGTAAACACCATCTACGCAAAATTTCACGTCTTTGTAGGTTATTTTATCTATTGACATTTTAATATCCAATATGCACGTTAGAAATTGAACCGCTAGCAATAGCGATAACCACTTTTTTAGCCTGTTCTTCTGTTAGTCCGCATTGCTCAACTAGTGAATTAAGCGCGGCTTTGTTTACCGTCTTTCTATGCTCTACATTTGCCTTTCTATCGTCTTCTTTCTTCTTATCAACATCTGCTTTATCTTGCAAACGCTTAGCAATCTCTGCCACACGTAAACGCTCTTGCTCAATCGCATCATCAGCTATGCGCTGATCGCGCTCTGCCTGCAATAATTCTTCTGCAATTCTGTTTTGCTCTTTCTCAATATCGAATTGCTCGTTATCAATCAATGCTTGAACGTGGTCTATTTTAATTTGTTCAATTAATTCTAATCGTTCTTTTTCTGCTAGTCGTTTAGATTCTTTCAGATCTTCTTCGTACTGCCATTCGGTAACTGGAAGCATGATTTCTTCGTGCAATTCAGTCAAAAACTTAATGCATTTACGGCCAGTGGCATCGACGATTGCAGGAAGCTTTTTAATTTCATCTGCAATTTCTTTGCGGTGTACTTTTAAAATCTTGTTGTGTTCAAGTGTTTTATCCGCCCATTCTGTTAGCTCTTTTCGACCTTGAGCGGTTGAAATATCAGGAACATAAGAGCGTGCCACAAACGCTATAGCATCAAGGATAGGATCAATCTTTCCTTCTTCTGTGAAGTATGACTTAATCTCTTCCTTGTCGATTTTTATCAATTCACCATGCTGATCAATCACTTCAATCACGCTGGTTTTTTCTATCGTAGGTACTTTCATTTTTACTTCTCCTTAATATGTAACATTGAAATATTTACTACCCTTTGGCCTTCTAACAACTACCTCTGGCAATCTAACCAACTCATGCTGCCTATCTACTATTTCATCTATTGAGCACGTCATTAAATGCTGTGCTTGGCACTTCTTCAAAAAGTATAAAATACGATTTTCAGACAAAAACTGCGCCACCGGTAGGATGCTTGTCCCTTCGTCCATCGTCCAATCAATGCGAAGTGTAAACCGGCCTTGCTTCTCATGTTTCCGTAAACGCATTGCCACCACAGGAAGCTCACGCGGTGTTGTGGTATCAATGGCAGCTTTACGTTCTAACTTATCATTAGGGTCGATTAATTCAGCGCCACAATCTTTGCAGTGACGCGCTGATAGGCTGTTGATTGATTCACACGTATCGCACGTTTTAGACAGGAATCTATATTCACATCGCGTACCGTCATTTACTACGCCGTGACAACGTTGCGCCATGAGCGAATTTTCTGCATTACACTCTGGACATAATTGTACATCACCTTGCTTATCTTTGCGCTCTTTTAAATCGAGTAGACCAGAAATTACTAGATCATCGGATAAAGCGAAACGCTCTAGATTTTCACCAAAATCTAAAACGAGACAATCCATTTTTCCTATGTAAAAGTCAGATAGTCGATTAGTTTGGCCATATGACTTTATCCAGCTAGGCGCATACAAACGGCAACCACGCCCTAACATTTGTATAACTAACCCTACCGACTCAGAAGCACGTAACAGCGCTACGCAATCAATGATAGGGATATCTGTACCGGTGGTAAGCGTACCGAAGTTAATGATGTATCGATGTTTCCCCTCTCGTGCCTCTTGTAGCAATCTGGCCCGTTCTTTCTTACTTGTCTTGCCAGTAATAAGGATGGATGAATCTGATTCTGGTAAATAGCTGCTGATCTCTTCGGCATGCTTGATTGATGATGCAAAGATAATGCAACATTTTCGCTGTTGAAGATCCATAATACCAACCAGATCATCTACAATCTGGCGCGTAAGTCGCTCATTGTCTAGCGTGAGTGCGTCTACTTCTGATTGCTTGAACTTCCCTTTAGAATCGGTTTTTAGTGCCAGCAAACTGTATGTTGAATCTGATACGCCAATACTATAAGGAACAGTCCAACCTTTCGATGATAGCTGCTCGCTGGTGATTGAATAACAAACGCTTTTGAAGGTAGAGCCAGCGGACACAAGTTTAGTTTTAAAGCGTACTGGTGTCGCGGTAAGACCTAAAATGCGAATGTTTTTATTGATTAATCTGAAATGAGCAAGCAGCTTTTGGCTTGATGAATCAAGATTTTCCGATATCATCTGACATTCATCTGCGATAATCAGTGCGTATTCTTCGCCAAAGTCATCAAGGTTATTTAATACGCTCATTGGCGTAGCAAATACAGCGTGATTTTCTACGCATTTATGCCCTAATGATGCGCTATAGATCGACGGCTTCTCTCCAATTTCACGAAACTTGTCTGCGTTCTGCGCTGCAAGATCGCCATTTGGCACTAGAATAAGCGTCCTTTTGTTGGCCTGCTTTACCGTTTGCGCAAGCATAGCAACGATGATACTTTTACCGGCAGCGGTGCTGGCGTGAACAATAGACGGATCTTTAGAGGTACGTATATGCTTAAGTGATGCGTCGTATGCATCTTGTTGATATGGGCGAGGAATTAACATTTAGTCACTCGAATAGTTTTGCGCTGGCCGTTCCGCCTTTGCCATTTCTGATTGATTCGCCGTTTGTTTTTATGTATGACACCGCTCTGTCTTCCATGTGCATTTCTTCTACTTCCCACATGAATGCAGAGGTAATAACTTCAGGATAAAAGCTGTGAGATGGGCAAACTGCTTGTCCTGATCCAATATCACACCCGTTATTGTATGACGTGCAATTGTGGCAATGTGGCTTAATTGATAAAGGAGCTGGGCAGCAATCACAATTAGGCATTGTTTCTGATTCAATAATAGATTGTTTAGCATTGAATTCTGTTTCATTAAATTCAATATTAACAATCTTTACTTCTTCGGTAACTGCATTGCATCCATAGTAAAGCCCATTATTAACGCCATCCATTCCGCACATGTAATTTAGTAGCTTACTTTGGTTTGGCTCTGGCTTATTAAAGTACAAATCAAATAGGCATACGTATTCAATGCCATCTTTTGATTGATTGCCATTTGGTAGCTTATCAAAACCAATCATTCTCAAATTGTTTTCAAAATACTGTATTTCACGTGTTTTACGGAATTTAGCACGGATTTCTTGAGCGGTGTAGCGATTAACTGGTGATTTATATTTGTTAGCACGTAACCATAATTCACGATCACACACATTTAAATTTAATTCATATTCTGGGTCGTCTTGCATTTCTACCCAAATGCTGTCTAGTTTGTTTTTCATTTTTTAACCAAAGCGTGAGCTTGTTTATGATGTGATGGACACAGCCAAACAACTGATAATGGTTGGTCGTAATCTGGATGATGTGCTTCTGCTTTAATCCCACAAATAAAACATGGAAGTGGTATTAATTTACCAGACCTTACGGCATTGCTAACAGCGTATTGAGCAGCTCGTTTTTTTGGATTTTCTCTTGACCATTTCTTTGCATAGCCATTACAAGCCGCTTTTCTTGCTGGATATTCTGCATATCTTTTTTTATCATACGCAATTACTTTTTCTCTTCCAGATCCATGTTGTCTAGTATGGACATCTAACTTAGTACATTCTATGCACTTATTTAGATGTCCATCCTTCATTTGTGAATGCTTATAAAACATTGACAAATCTTTATTTTCATTACACTTAAAACAAACTTTCATTTTAGTCTCTTATTGTTTAGCCCAGAGACATTATAACTCATTTACGAGTTAAAAGGGCTTAATTAAAAGGGATATCATCCCCTTCTTCGAATGATAATGCCTCAGCCGATGCTGGTTCTGACTGCTCACCATCATCCTTAGGCGCTTCTTCTTTCTTCGGTGCTGCACCCGCTGGCGTTGCCTTCTTAAAGTTATTAGCCAAGTAGAACGGGCCTTTCTTCTCGACACCTTCTTCTGGCTTTGGTATAAATGGGAACATATCAATGATGACTGGCTTATTACATAGGCGAGCCAAATCAATTGCCTTAATGTCCGCTGGATCACATTGTGGCAACGCGACACCTACCGCATTAAACAGGCCAACCATCAAATTAATCGCCTTATCTTGCTTGGCAATCGCTTTTTGTTTGTCATCTTCTTTTAACTTGGCATAATCAGCAGGCAAATAAAGATTGATATTTGTAAAGAAAGTGCGCTTCTTGAATTCGCCTTCTGTAATAGTGAATTGCAGACTGATCTTTTTGCCATAATCGCCATCTTTAATTTCTGTTTTGCTGATTAAACCCTTACGATCACCCTTTGGAATCGTGGCAAATTCAGTTGTTTCATTTATACCAGTTGCAGCTTGACCGTTTGATGTTTTCCAGAAGTTTGACATTATTTATTACCTTTTGAGAAGAATTTAATAGAGTTTAAAAGTGGGTTTGTGCCGTGTGGTACTAGAATACGGCTGTCTAATTCATAACGATTTTTAGCAGTTGCATAGCCTACGTTACCGGCGTTTTCTGTTACTAAATAACGATCTCCAGTTTGGATTAGCTTTCCGTACTTGGTTATTACGCCTTTCTTATCTGTTTTATTACCGTCTACAAATTCCTCCTGAGTCAGGAATAAAACAGCGTCTACGAGGTTTACGTACACCGGCAGGCATGCTGGCGGTAAATCCAAGTTATAAATGCAATATTCGTCCGATGATGGCCCTTGTTTAAACTTCTGTATTCCAAGGTGAGACAATAAAATAACAGCAATTCCGCATTTCTTCGCTAGATACTCGCAAGCATTACGCACGTCATTATGCCAATCACGCAATGCTAGCAATCCTTTACCGTATCCGCCGTGCGCTTCAATGATGTTTGTAGCTCCTTCTGAGTCGCACAGCTCTCGCTCAAAAAGGATATGAAGGGCTGACACGGTATCGATTACAAGCGTCTTAAAGCCGTGATTCTTATCGGTTGCCAGCCATCGCAGCTGGGCCATGATTTCATTCTTTGTGCTTACTGGTGCGTCTGGCTTAGATTTTGGCAACTCAGGGAAAAGCATCGGCTTATCTGCATCGTCCCATGAATCAAAAACAGATTCA